GCGGCCCAGGTGCTTGGCCAGAGCTGCATCTGAGGCAGTTCCTAGCAACGCCACCTCGGCAGGGGTCCAACGCCTCAACACCAGGTGAGCAGCAATGCCAAGTTTCTTCCTTAGCTTCTTGACTTGTGGCTGGGACAGCTTAAGTTGCTTGGCTACCCGTGCATCTGACGCCGTTCCAAGCAGCTTCGCTATTTCCTCTGGAACTTGCACGGGAGGTGCCACATAGGCTGGGATACCCAGTTTCTTGCGGCGATTGTGTATGGTCGCAGTGACCAGACCGACCTTCAGCGCAAGCTCGACATCCGTCATCGTGCCAAGGAGATGATCAAAATTAAGCCTTGGCGCGGTTCCAGGCTCGCAGAACGGCGCCACCCCCATTTTGATCCGGCGGGCACACACGGCTGCCTGCGTTCTCCCAAGAACGGCAGCCAACTCTTGATCTTTCATCGTTCCTAGCAGTTCCAGCTCCTCTGCCGTCCACTTGGGACGCCGGTGCGGGGTGCGCTCGATTCCGAGGCTCAACCTCTTTGCACGGACGGATCGTACATCGCAGCCAATCTTTGGAGCCAAGACAGCATCAGGAATTAAGCCTAGCAGTGCAATGTGCTCTGCAGACCAGATAATGAGCTTCTTCACTGCGCACCCTCCCCTTCAGATGATTTGAGGCCTTGCCGCTGCTTGTACTCATTCGAGCGGAACATGACCTGAACCATGCTGGCCATCTCCAGCACGGCATTGGCACCTTCCAGCGCAGCAACCTGAGCAGCAGCACCCGCCTGCAGCTCAGCTAACATCCGGTTCTCCTGTGGCGTTAAGGTCAACAGTTCGTCGCCAATCTCCAGCTTCACCAGGCCGCTTGGCAAAATAGTCTTGCTGATAGCTCGCGCGGGCGGATGCACTGCTACCGGCCTGTAAACGCCACGTTCTGGCGCCCAGATCAACTTGTCCTCCTTCAGCGCCTTGAGGGCGTCATCGACAGTGTTGAGCTTTATTCCGCTCGCTCGCGTGATTGACTCCCGCGTGATTGGTAGACCTTGGTTGTAGAGCGCGTGCACCGCTTCTAGCACGACTTGCTTCGCGACTGGACCGTCGCAAGGCCGCCTCCGAATTGGAGCAATTGGCGCAATTGGCGTTTCTTTGGAGCCCAGAGTTTCCACGGTAGGCATTGGTGATGTGATTTCAGAATTCATCTGGATACCTCTTATGGGTGCGTTGACTGGTGTTGGTGTTGCTGGTGAGTGATTCGGTCGATTCGGACCAGCGCTGATATTTGCCGTCGAAGTGCAGCGCCATGTCGCTCTGCCCGACATCCCGGCCCTTGATGGCGCCCAGGCCCTTGATGGACGGCTCGTCAATGCCGCCTTTCTTGTGGTCCCAAAGCACAAGGATTACGTCGGCGTCTTCCTCGATTGCGCCGCATTCCTTCAGGTCGGCCATGATGGGCTTGGGGTTGGAGCGCTTCTCGACATCCCGGTTGAGCTGGGACAGCAAAGCAATGGTGATACCCAGTTGGCCGGCCAGGCGCTTGAGGTTGCGGGTGATCTCTTCCAGTTGCACCCGGCGGTCTTTGCGCTCGTCAGTGGCGGCCATCAGCTGCAGGTAGTCGATGACCACCAGCTTGACCTTGTGCTTGCGCACCAGCTTGCGAATCTTCGCGGAGATCTCTGCCAGATTGACGCCTGGGCAGAATTCGAGATACAGCGGAAGATTTCTCATGCGCTCGATAGCATCTGGCACAAGGCCAAGGTCTTCGTCGCTGAGCTTTCCGGTCTTGAGCAAGCGCAGTGGCACACGGCCTAGGTTAGAAACACCCCGGCGCATAAGCTCTCTCTCGTGCATCTCCATGCCCAGAAAGGCGGCGGGGTGGCCGCGCTCTGCTTGGTTTTGTGCGATTTGCTGGGCGAAAGAAGATTTGCCCACAGAGGGTCTGGCTGCGATGATGATGAGCTGACCATCGAACGTGCCCCCCGCCAGGATGTAATCCAGTCCAGGGATGCCGGTCTCCCGCGCAAGCTCGGTCTTGCCTGCCATCAGGTCTTCCAACTCGTTCAAGAACGGCAAGGCCAAATCCCCTACCGACTTTGCCTCTGAGGTGGTGCGATCGTCGACGATCTCTTCGAACATCGAAACGGCACGTCCAGTGATCTCCTCAGCAGACAGCGCCTTGTCGCGCAGCAGGTCCCCCAGCTTGTCGTATGCCTCGGACACCAGCCGCAGCTTGTGCAGGTTCGCCACAATCTGGGCGTGGTGGGCAACCCTTCGCACCGAGGCGAAAGAACTGGCCAAGTTGTTCAGGTAGTTTGGCAGATCGAAAGCATAAGCCTCGTCTACCTTGCCCTGTAGGCCCTGCAGCACGATCACCGGGTCGATGTCCTGCCCAGCCAGTACCAGCGCCTCCACCGCCGTCCAGATGCCTTTGTGCAGGGGATGAGCAAAGCTGCCCGCTGAAATCAGGCCTGCGGCCTGGTCGAAGGCTTCAGCGCCGCCACTGAGCAGCGCTCCCAGTACGCTCTGCTCCGGAACCAGCGACGGGTCCTTCCACATCGGTACAGCCTCAGGCGGAAATTGCCCCTCAAATTCATTCATAGCGATATCGTTCCTGGCGTTCATAGCCCTCCCGTTCGGTGGCTAGGCCACTTGCACACCAGCAGCTGCGAGTTCTCGCGCAGCCGGTCGTAGGCGCGTTCTCCCAGCGTCTTCTGCATGTCCGGACCCTTGAGGTTGGACAGCACCACCGTTGGCCGGCCGAGCTTGTAGCGAAGGTCGATCACGTCCAGCAGCTGCATGCGCTCCTTGTCCGTGTCGAATCCCACGCCGACCTCGTCGATCACCAGCAAGCCCATGCGGCCAAACCGATCAATCACCTCGCCCTCGGTTTCCAGGCCTGAGCCGCTTTTGCGGCCCCAGGTATCACGGAGCATCCGTACCAGCTCCCGAGCGCTGAAAATCGCCGCCTCGGAGTGCCGCGCATGGATGAAATGGCTCACCATCGCGCTGCCCAAATGGGTTTTGCCGGTGCCCGGCGGCCCGACAAGCCAGAGGTTTGTGCCGGCATCCGGCTCTGCGGCTTCCACAAAGGCCTCGCAGGCTGCCAGCACATCGACCTGTGCCGGGTGGCTGGTGGTGAAGTTCGCGAAGGATGCGCGCAGCATGCGACCTTCCATACCGCTTTTGCCCAGCATGTAGACCACCTCCTTGGAACGCTGTTCGGCCTGCGCTTTCTGCCGAGCCTGTTGGTCGCGTTCATCGATCTCAGCCCTCACGCACCCCCAGCAACGCGTCCAAACACCCGCAAAGCCGGTTTGCCGGGATTCGTAGTCGCCATGGGTGTCGCAGTGTTCTTTTCGTGTTTCCGTCATCCCCAATTCTCCGCACCTTCGTAGTAGGCGGCATCAAAACCCGATTGCTTAGTTGCTACGCTTGTCTTGCTCCGCTCCGCTGGCTTGATCCATTCCGCAATCAGACCCTGGCTGCCGCGCATGCACCACAGCTGCAGGAAATCTTCCAGGGACATGCCCGCTTTCACGGACTCTCGCCGAGCTCCATCCACTACGGTCTTGGTGACGCTGGCCCGCTTCGCTCTTCGCAACTGCAACCAATCAGCCCAAGTTTGTTCAGAAACATCGTGAGGTCGATCAAGGGGTGCGCAAGCTTTTGCGCGCTTACTCACTTGTTCCTTTACTTGTTCAATGACTTGTTCCTTACTTGTTCCGTGGCCCAAAATTGGGCCTGTTTCCAGGGAATATTGGGCCTCTTTGGTGGGAATATTGGGCCTCTTTGGTGGGAATATTGGGCCTCTTTGCCGGGAAAATTGGGCCTGTTCCCTCTTCAGCTAAGGGGCCCAAAATTGGGCCTGTTGCTAGGGAATTTTGGGCCTCTTTGTCGGGCTTTGGCACAGCGGAAATAGCCGAATTTTCGGGTGCCTTGAGGCGGTAAATTACTACCTGATTTGTCGTCCCCTTACGCTCACCCGTATCCTCGATAAATCCTGCATCGCGCAGCAGCTTCAAGTTTGCGTTCACCGATTTCCTATCCATTTCAGTTCGCCTAGCCAGATGCGCGGCCGATGGAAAGCAGACCATGTGATCGGTCCCTTTACCGTCCACGCACTCTGCCAAAGCCACCAAGAGAAACTTGGCGGTTGCACGCCCAATCTGCTGATCCATCGCCCAAGAGACAGCGTCATAACTCATAGTTGTTCCCAGCTTTCTTCGTAGCCTAGGGCTTCCGACTGGGCCCAGTTGCTCAGCAGAATCCGATCAAAATCATTTAGGGTGGCCTCTTTAAGCGCGGCACTTCCATGGAGATGTCCATCCCAGTACAGGCTTGAGCCCTTAGGCGCAAGAATCTGCTGCAGAGGAATCGATCCATAGAAAAGGTGGCGACCACCGTCTCCGGGAGTCCATAGAGTCACCTCCCGACGTCCGGGAACCCCACTCATCACTGCGAAGACAAGCAGATCTGGATCGGTGGTTTCCAGGCATTGCCCTGCTTCAATCTCAAAGAGTTTGCTGGTAGCCGTTTCCATTGCGTACTCCATCTTTGATTCGCTGGATGAGCTGCACAGCTATATCCGCTGCAGCGTGTTTGCGGTTTTCGTCTTGGATCTGTTCTGCGACTTGAATCGCGCCGGCAAGCGTCCTGGCCAAGTGCTGCACCTGTGGCCAATCCAGTCCAAAGACACGCATATCAGGATCGTCCACGGCCTGCAGAGCCAGGCAAACTGAGCCCACGCTGTTGGGGTACACAGCAAAGACAAAGCTGTCGTTGCTGTCTACCAACCAGCCGTTTTCAGAAAGCGCATTCCAGCTGACGGCCTTCGGTGACGTGGCATTCGTGTAGGTGCTCATGCGACACCTGCTTGCTTGAGTAGCGCTTGTAGTTGAGGGGCGAGTTGTGCCAGAGCGGCCAGTGCCTCTCGCTGCTTCACTTGGGGGTCTGCACAGAACTTCTGGACGAGATACAGAATGGGCTGGACATCACCCGTGGAAGAGATGTACGCCTCCAGGTCCAACAGGGTGAAGCGGCGAGGATCATCGGGATTGTTTGCGAGCTTTCTCGATAGATCGGATGGGCTCACATCCATGTCGGCCGCAATGGTCTTGAGGGGTTTACGATTGCTGTATGCGCCTGCCCGAACGACCTCCAGAGCATTGGAGAATCTCTCGGAAATCCCATTGGGAACATCGAGTTGAACTGCGCTAGTGGAAACTTGCGGATTCATTGTTTGCACTACTTTCCTTTAGAAATTAAGCGACAAAAAAAACAATGGAGGGCATGAACACATCACGCCCTACCCAACCAAATTCACGCCAGCAGGCAACTGCTTGGCACCACAGCGCACGCACTGCGATCTCTACCAATACCGACCCCGACACGGGCTTCGCCTCGCGTACGCTCATCTCTTCAACTGTGGAGATGCATTGGGTGGAAGGGGTTCTGTTGATTCGCGGTAGAGCGTCATCAGTGACGATTCCCTCATCTGCTCGTTCCGCGTGAAGCTGTATTTCGGCGCAAGAAACGAGGGGATCAGGCATGAGAGCCCTCTTTTCCGACGGCGTCTTCCTTCCGGGGAAGGGGCGCTTGGCCATAAATATGGTCATAGCTCAGCATCAACCCCTTTGAGGCCGCGAACTTGATCAGCTCCGCGGCGGCTTTAGAGGAAAAGCTCATGCCATGCTCATAGAGACTTACGGTTTTTTGGGTGCATCCCAGCTCTGCTGCTAGGGCAGCCTGAGAGATCCCAAGAAGTTTTCTAATGGTGGTGATGCGATTCATATGGGCTAGATAGTAGCCGCACCAGTCATTTTTTGCAATGGTGCACCAGTTTGAAAGAAATGGTGCGCCAAGATATCTTCTTCACATGACTACCATACGTAAAGCCAAGATGAGTCCAGAGAACGTCGAGGAGGCGCGGCGTCTCCGTGCGATTTGGGACTCAAAAAAGCATGAGTCTCAGGCAATCTTTGGCGAGCGATACAACATAGGTAACCAGAGTTCTGTTGGGCAATTTCTTAACGGCGCAGTGCCGCTTAGCCTGAAAGCTGCCCTAGGTTTTGCCAGAGGACTTGGGTGCCTAGTTGACGATTTCAGCCCCAGGCTTGCGGCGGACAGAGACAGACTATTCAACGATTTGAACGCTGGCGAAAACAGCCTCAAAAGGGCAGGAATACCCCTCATAGAACGCCCCTTAGCGAACTCCGCGTCTCTCGTGTATGTCGTTGGAAGAGATGAAGATGGACGTCTACCTAGCCAAGTTTGGAGCAAGGGGGCATTGACACCTGATGGGATGGTGGCCGGCATAGTTGCCAGGGTCAGCAGTCAGGATCCCTACGCGTTTGCCATTGAAGTTCAGGGAATCAATATGATTCCCAGATTCTTTCCGGGCGAATTTGCTCTAGTGGAGCCAACAACGATCCCTGGTATAGAAGACGATGTGATCGTGAGACTGACATCTGGGAAAGATTTCATTCGCAGATTGGCGTCTGATCTAGACGAAGAAACCTTGCAACTTACCAGCTACCATGACCCTTCAGTCTTGAACATCAAAAAAGTTGACATAGCATGGATGCACATAGTGGTGCACCCATTTCCCAAGCGAAGAATTGTAACAATTTGAAGTTTTAATTGGTGCACCATTGCATTAAATAACCAGCGAGGCTACTATCGCTCCATCAGCAACCTTTGCAGATGGAGTCACAAGTGCAACCACCGGAAATTCTCAACCTGCTTGAGAGCCTGCCTGAGCAGCAACGCCGCCGCTGCGCTCAGGCAATCAACGCAATCCAACGTGAACATTGGCCAGCGGCCGCTTGCAGCCTGCGCGTCGCTGCACAGATTGGCCAAGAATGGGCCGCCCAGGCAAACCAACTTGCTGCCTGGTGTGAAGAACAGCGCACCGCTAGCTCAGCAGATAGCGCAAGTCATACCGCGCTGGCTCGCTCCCCCGCAACCCAACACATCCAGCATCCTGGAAAGCCAACCCTTGAGTCCCTTGAGGCTGGTTTAACCGCGCTCGCCCATTTCTTCGGTCCTGATCACGCAACCGCTGTACGCAAGGCAATGAGCCGCGCAGTAGCTGGAGAGCGCACTACTCCTGCAAGCCGCCCAGCGGCCGGCGCCTCTCAACCCGCTGTTGGCCAAGTGATTGGCTCTCGCGTCTGCGCATGAAGACTCTGCGTACTTTTATTTGTCTCGCAAGCATGCGACGCCGCGAAGGATTTGTTTTTTCCGCTTGCTGGGCAGCTCGACTCATTTGGCGCAGCCGTCGGAGTAACCGCAACCAAGCGAGTGCTCACAAACTTTTTTACTAACCACCCGCTAAAGGAATACAAAAATGACCACCTCTCCCACTGTCCTCACATCCATCGAAGGCGACGGCCCAATGATGACGCTCGACCTGTCAAAGGTCCCTACCTCTGCCATTGCCGCACTGGTAATGGCTGCGACGGTCGTCAAGATGAACTGGGACAACCTGGACCTGATCGCTGTTGTGGGCTCTGCAGCTCCAGACGATATGGACAGGCTTTCTGATTCACTCGAGCTGCTGAACGAGTTCTACCAAGAGACCATTCCGAGCCGCGAGACGATCGTCAACTGCGGCTACGGCAGTGCCTGCGACCACCTCGGCTACTTGGTCGTCCGCAACGACGCCCCCACCTTCGTGCCAGCACAAGAACTCACCGACGCGGAGAAGGTCGCCACGCGCCGCTGGCTCCAGCACTACACAAAACGCGCCAAAGAAAGCGCCGAAAGCTTTGCCAGCCGCCTGGCTCAGTTTGAGCAGGAGGCCGCATGAGCACGGTTCGCACCTTCCTGCGCCTGGCCGCCATGCGCCGCAAAGAAGGCGTTTTCCTGTCAGCCCGCTGGGCTGCTGGCCTGATGTGGCGCAACGTGCGCAACGACCACCGCACACGCCTGGATCGCCGCGCCGAAGTTGAACGCGCTGCCCGTCAACGCCTGTAACCCTAAATCGGAACCCTCCTATGTCGAAAAAGCCCATGTTCATCCCCAACCCTGACGGCAGCGAGGGCTACCTCCTCAACCTGGCGGGCGTGCTCCTGATATCAGGCGATGCAATCTTTGGCGATCCTGCTGAAACAACCCCTACAGGCCGCGCAAACGCTATGCGTATGGTTGAACGGATCCTGCAGGAAGCAGAGAAGCGCGGATTCATGCACACCAGCACAGTGTGGAATTTGATGCGCCGCAACGAGCCGAACCGGCGTTTGGCCAACCTTGCGCAGGAGGCCATGGACCTGATCCCAAAAGAGGTTCAAGGTCAAATCATGCAGGAGGAAATGAGCAACGCCCGGGCAGGTACGAACGTGACGCCACCACTGTTGGCACAAAAGCACCCGGGCCGGCATGAGCCAGAGAACAATCCGCGATTCTTACGACCTGGGCCAGATGGTGTTGACCCCCGATTTATGGCAGCAGGCCAAGAGCTGAAACGTATCGCGGAGAAAGAAGGCAAGGACGCGATCCACAAGCCGGAGCACGCGCACCTGTACGCAAAGATGATGCGCTTCGCACCAAAAGACTTGCGCGAGGAGATGGAGGCAAAGGCATACGAATTGGGCCTGATCCCTAAGGCCACCCATGTTGGTGAGGATGGCCAGCCCCTTTACTCAGTCGAACAGCTGGCCAACGCCAATGGCGTGAGTCTGGCCGAGATGGAGCAGTTCATTGCGGATGCAGACATTGATCCCAACGATCTGCACAGCGGCCCGGTGTTTCCATTGCAGTGAAAGGCCAAAAATGAAAACGGTCTGGCATTACACCACCGCCACGAACGCAGGTCTGATCTTGGCCTGCGGCGAGATCCTTCCAGCCCGTGCCAATGTGCCAGCACATGAAAAGCCCGCTGTATGGTTCTCTCGCAATCAGGACTGCGAGCCCACTGCTTTGAAGGCCGTCCAAACCAGCACTGGATTGCGAACCCTCTCGATGGAGGAACAGTCGATGTTGGGCGGCCTGGTACGAATTGGCTTGCCCGAGAGCGATTCACGCTTGATCCCCTGGCATGCCGTTCAAAAGGCGCTATGCATGAGCCCGAAGATGCAGCGTGCTCTTGAGCAATCGGGACGCCTGCAAGGCGCTAATCCTCAAGAGTGGTTCGTGATCCCCGAGCCGGTTTCAACCTGCCATTTGATAGTGGAGCATTGGAGTCCAGAGTATGGATGGGCGCGTGACGGTGGTGACGATCAACCTGTAATTTGCGAGCTTGCTTCCCCCTTGCCGGAAAAAACCGGCGTAGTGCCGGCTTTAGCCGCCGCGAGCTATTCGGCTTGCCAAAGCAGCCCGGTACAGGGTAGCAGCGAAATCTTGAATAGGCTGGTCCGGCCCTTCCAAGCCCAGGACATCGACCAAGGCCGACAGGATTTCCTGGTAATCCGCATGTGCAATGGCGGTTGCTAAACGTGCAGTTGATTGGCCGGATTCGGACTCAGGCCGCCCGCCATCGATATACAAAGCAAACCGAGCAAGGGTCCCAGTGAGCCGCATCCAGTCAAGCATCGTCGTTTTGTCAGCATCGTATGAGTCCTCCAACCTTGAAGCAACCTCCGCACTCAGAGAGCGGTTGTTTTCAGCGGCAGACGATTGCAGCCGATCTTTGAGACCAGCAGGGAGGCGGAGGTTTGTTTGTACATCTTCAGAAGCCATCTTCGCATTATCCAAGCAAAGTGCTTGCGCGCAACCAAGCAGAGTGCTACATTTCAATCAAGCAAAGTGCTACACAAAAGGGGATGACATGGCACAGCGTGACACGCAAACAAATTTACGACTCCCATCGGAGCTAAAGAAATGGCTTCAAGAACAAGCGGATAGCCAACATCGAAGTCTTTCCGCCGAGGTAGTCATCAGGCTTGAATCAACCCGCTCCACCGCGCCAGATGCGCAGAAAGGAAAGCAATGAATTCCGTCGCACTGTTGCCCGAGGCTGCCTCGGGCCTGACCATGGACAGTTTGGAAATTGCCGAGCTGCTGCGTAGCAATGCAGAGGAGCCCCCGCGGCATGACAACGTGAAAGTAACGATCGAGCGGCTAGCTGCCAAGGGCGCCATAGCACTGCCTGCAATGCAGGAAGTCTCAAACCCTCGCTCTGGCCCGAAGATGATCACCGTCTACCTTGTCAACAAGAGGGATAGCTATGTGGTGGTTGCTCAGCTATCACCCGAATTCACAGCCCGACTTGTTGATCGTTGGCAGCAGCTGGAGACTCAGGCAGCCTCCGTAGCCCTGCCAGACTTTTCCAATCCCGCCGCGGCGGCTCGCGCTTGGGCGGAACAGTATGAGCAAAGGCAGATTTCCGACGCTCAGCGGGACGAAGCGATCCGTACCAAAGCTCAGATCGGAAACAAACGCGAGGCAACAGCCATGGCCACAGCATCAGCCGCCGCCAGAGAGGCCGCCAAATTGCGCGACACACTTGGATTCAGCGCTCGCCATGCAACCATCATCGCGGTCGAGAACCAGACCGACCGGAAGTTTGGCCAGCAGGGCTACCAACCTCTTCGCAAATACTGCAAGACCAATGGCTTGCGACCGGAAAAGGTCCACGACCCCAGGTGGGGCGTTGCGACAGCATGGCCAGCAGTTGCGTGGAAAGCCGTGTACGGCATCGATTTATGCGAACTTTTCCCCGATGCCGCGCTGGAGGCGGCATGAGCCACAAAGGCGAAACCCCTGAGCAGGTGAGAGCGCTCAAGGGTTTCTAGACCCGAACCCTTACCAGGAACGAACCATGGAAGCAATTATCTCGCGTCCAAAGACGGACGCCAAGAAGAGCCCTGCAAGCACGCAGGCGAACCGGCCTGAAACGAAGGGCCTCAGTGGCGGCGAACTTCACCCGCCCCAGCAAAGCCAGCGTGCCCAGCGCACCACAGAAGAGCTCAAGAACACTGCAGCTCATGAAGCCGGTAAAGTGGGCTTGCGGCTCGCTCAGGAATGCACATGGGACATTGACGCAGTCGCTTTCGAGATTGCCGCGTTGGCGGACCGGGTTGATGGCTATGCGTCCAATCATTTGGAAAGTCTTTTGCGCTGCTACAGCTTGCGCATCATTACCCTGAACAGCCAGCTGATGGCATTCCTAGACCAAGACGGCACCACAGCTGGCGAAATGCATAGGGCTGTCTTCCTCGACTCGCGCCCATTCCAAGGAGAAGAACAATGAACGCCGTACTGGAAAAGCCTGCGAGAAAAGCACGCGTACCGAAGGCTGGACCGGCGCCTGCGGTTCAAGCGCCAAAGATTTCGGCAGAGCAAGCAATGTTCGAGGAGGCTGGCGACTTCTTGATAGATGCGAGCGAAACCGATGAGGCGCACGGACCAAGGGCTGAGTCCGACCGCCTTCTGCGCATCGCAGCGATGATTGCTTATGACGCTTCCAAGGGCAGGCTTTCAAATACGACCGCTGAAAACACGGCTTATGACGCTGTCGCTTGTATCAACGCTGCTCGGCTTGTTCCTGGAGATGCAGAGTCAGTCGAGCGGACTGCTCTTATCAACTCGGCTGCCAAGCGGTTAGCCGTAATCGTTGGAGGATCGGCCGACGAGTTCATCTTTACTGATGTGCCCCGGCCGGCTGACCCACAGAAGAAATCTTCAGCCTCCGCATCGGCAACCGTGCCAGCAGTGGAAGGCAAGCAGTTCACAAAAGACAAGCTGAAGGAACTTCATTGGCAGGCCTTCGGCTGCATGACCAACGCGTATTCGGTCCTGGTTCACTACGCCGAACACGCCGAGGACTCAGCGATTTATGCCGCGCGAGATCTGCTGGAATCCTATCTTTCCAAAGCCGAACCTAAAGCGGGTGATGACGCAGAGATCCAGGTCGAAATGACCGACATGTACACCGACCTTACGAAGATCTTTGCCCTCGTATTCGCGCTCGCCACAAGCAACGGCGACAACGTTATGCATGGTATTGCAGAGCTTCTGTCATGCGCTCAGCGGATCGCCGATGGCGACAAGGGGGTGCTTGATGCATAACCCACTTGTCTTGACAGGAGACAGCAACATCCCGGCCATGCCGATGACAGAAGCCCAGGTAAACCACCTCCGCCGGCTGCTCGCCTGGCTGCGCTGCGCCTACATGCTGGACGAGCACATGCAACGCGGCTTCATGCAAGGCGCGGCGTTGTCTGTGCAGCATGGGGCGGCAACCCCTGAGCGTGTTGGCGAGATCCTGCAACAGCAGGCCGACAAGATCAACCAGGTGCCCGCATACGTGCGTCAGGCCCACAGGATGCTGAGCAAGGCCCTGCTTCAGCATGACCGGCGATCTGGCGTTGTTGAAGGCGGCAGGCCTGACGAAAACCTGCAGGCCATGCCGGTGAGCGAGAAACCTGCAGGTGCTGCAGGAGCTGCACAAATTACTGGGAAGAAGAGAGGCTAACCATGACGATGGAAGCACCCGTCCAGATTGCACCAGCACGATTCGTGACGATCAAGCTGGCAGCGAGCATTACCGGCTTAACGGTGAAGGCCATTGAGCGAAAGATTGCCCGCGGCGTTTGGCTTCTGGGCAAGCACTACAAAAAAGCCGATGGCGGTATTTTTATTGATATGAAAGAGATTGAGCAATGGGTCGCGAAGGCAACGGCGTAGAGCTGCGTGAAAAGTCCATCCGAGTGAGTTTCACGCTGGATGGCGTGCGGCAGCGCGTAACTCTGGAAATTCCTCCCACACCGATCAATGAGCGGTATGCCGCAAAGCTGGTCGCCCGGGTCCGCAAAGCGATTGTTGAGGGCTCGTTTGATTGGGGAGAGTATTTCCCTAACTCGCCTCAGGCCAAGGCGAAACAGCCTACCCATACCTTTGGTGGCTGGTGTGATTTGTGGCTGGATACCAAAGGCCGGCTGTCCAAGAACACCCTGAATCAGTATCGCAACGCCCTGATTGTCTGGAAAGATCTGCTTGGTGCAGAGACCCCAATGGATCAGGTCTCGCACGCGGTGGTGGCGGCCAAGGTTGGTAAAACCCCTTGGAAATCAGCCAAGCTGCTGAATAACTATTTGATCTGCCTGCGCGGGGTTTTTACGCTGGCCGGCCGCAGCCTCAAGATGGATAACCCCATGGAGGGGATTGAGAACAGCAAGCACCAGATCCCCCCGCCTGACCCCCTCTCGACTTTTGAGATGGAGAAAGTGCTTGCCCACTTAAAGGAGCGGTTCGACATCCGTGCCTGGGCCTATTTTGAATTCGCCTTCATGACCGGCATGCGCCCAGAGGAGCTAATCGAACTGCGCTGGGGTGATGTGGACTGGGCCAGTTCATCCATCCGCGTGGAGCGCGCCAGGACCTCAGGCGAGGTGAAGCCGCTCAAAACCTACAACTCCCGCGATGTCGACTTGGTCAGCCGTGCCCTAGGCGCACTAGAGGCCATGAAGCCCTGGACGATGCTGGGCAGCGTGGATCATATGGATGGCGAGCAGGGCCGCAGGATCTTTGAGAACCCAGGGACCAATAAACCTTGGCACGATGAGCGCAGCCAGCGGGACACCTACTGGCGCCCTGCTCTCCGAGCTACTGGCATCCGGTGGCGCCGGCCGTACCAGACGCGGCACACCTATGCCACCAACGCACTGAGCGCCGGCGTGAACCCGACCTACATCGCCAGGCAGATGGGGCACAAGAACGCGAAGATGCTTTTCACCGTCTATGCCAAGTGGATTGACGGCTCAGATCGGGGTCGAGAGAAGGCAAAGCTAGAACAGCTGCTCGGAAACGAAAAAACCGCCCTAAAAAAGGCGGTTTGATCGGAAAAGGACAATTTAATTTCCCTCAAATGTCCCTGAATCCTGAAGTCTGGTTCTCTTCAGAGGGAAAATTTGGTAGGCGCGATTGGACTCGAACCAACGACCCCCACCATGTCAAGGTGGTGCTCTAACCAGCTGAGCTACGCGCCTGTCGTTGAAGACTCAAATTATAGCCAGAAAAAACGGCCCAAATGGAAAGTTGCGGCTTTTTTTGAAAATAGTGCTTTTCGGCCCTATTTCCGGCGCACCGAACGGACGCCCGATACCGTCGCCACAGAGGCCAGCACCTTGGCCAGCTTGCCCGAATCCGAGACCTCCACGGTGAACGTCATCCAGGCCGTGCCCTTGACGGACTGGGTCTGCACACCGATCACATTGGTCTTGTCCCGCGCGAACAACTCGGAGATATCACGCAGCAGGCCCTGGCGGTCGTGGGCCTCCACGGCCACATCCACCGGGTAGACCGCTTCGGCCGAGCGTTGGCCGCTGGTGGGCTGTCCCCATTCCACATCGATACTGCGCTCGGGGTTGCGCGCGCACATCTCGCGGAAGTTGCTGCAATCGTGGCGGTGCACGCTGACCCCTTTGCCGCGCGTGACGAAGCCGCCGATGCGATCGGGCGGCGCGGGCTTGCAGCACTTGGCCAGCTGGGTCATCAGCGAATCAACGCCCACGACCAGCACCCCACCCTTGCCCGAGCCTTCCGTCGCCTTGCGCGGGCGGCTCAGCACCAGGTCATCATCGGCCTGCACCGGCTCGGGGGGACGCAGAATGTTCTCAATGGTGCGCAGCGACAGCTCATCCTTGCCCACCACCTCGAACAGCGCCTCTGCCGTCTTGAAGCCCAGCTGGTCTGCCAGGTCGTCGTGCTTGAGGGCCGTCTTGCCTTCGCGCTGCAGCAGCTTCTCGACCAGCTCACGGCCACGGCTCACTGTCTCGTGCATCACCTGGGCATTGAACCAGGCACGCACCTTGGCTTTGGCGCGGGAGCTGACCAGGTAGCCCAGCTCGGCATTGAGCCAGTCGCGCGATGGCCGCCCTTCCTTGACGGAAACGATCTCCACCGTCTGCCCGTTTTGCAGAGGCGTGTTGAGCGGCACCATCTGGCCATCGACCTTGGCACCCCGGCAGCGGTGGCCCAGATCGGTGTGGACCGAATAGGCGAAGTCCACCGGGGTGGCGCCCTGGGGCAGCTCGATCACTGCAGCGTTGGGCGTCAGCACATAGATATGGTCGTCAAACAGGCCACTGTCCTGGGTCTGCCCGACCATGTCCTTGCGCCAGGCCAGCAGCTGGCGCAGCACCGCAATCTTGGCGTCGTAGTCGCTGGTGGCAGATACACCGGCATAGCCCTTGGTGCCCGCCTCTTTATAGGCCCAATGGGCGGCCACACCGTTTTCCGCATGGTCGTGCATGGCCTGGGTGCGGATCTGAATCTCGATAGCCTTGCCATGCTCGTCCCGCACTACCGTATGCAGCGATTGGTAGCCATTGGGTTTGGGCTTGGCAATGTAGTCGTCAAACTCCGACTCCACCGGGCTGAAGGCCTCGTGCACAAAGGACAGCGCCGCATAGCAGTCCTTGACCGTGGGCACGACGACGCGCAGCGCGCGGATATCGAAAAGCTGGTCAAAGCCCAGCGACTTGCCGCGCATCTTCTTGATGATGCTGTAGATATGCTTGGGGCGTCCTGCCACGGTCGCGCTGATGCTGTGTGCACGCAGGTCGGATTCAAGGCGCTCACGCAGGCCCACCATATAAAGCTCGCGCTCCACCCGGGTCTCATCGAGCAGCTTGGCGATCTTCTTATAGGTATCGGGCTCCAGAAAGCGGAAAGCCAGGTCCTCCAGCTCCCACTTGATCTGCCAGATACCCAGGCGGTTGGCCAGCGGCGCAAAGACCTGCAGGCTTTCGCGCGCCACTGCAGGCGACACAGGCCCCTTGGTGGCCGCATACCAGCGCAAGGTCTGCAGGCGGGATGTCAGGCGCAGCATCACCACACGCAAGTCGCGCGAGAATGCCAGCAGCATCTTGCGGATGTTCTCGGTCTGGGTAGCCGGATCATCGACCAGATGGCCGGCATCGGCTTGGCGCGCCTGGGCCTGCACCTTCATCAGCGCCACGGTTTCTACGGCCAGCACCGCATAGCTTTCACCAAAAGCCTTGCCGATGACTTCGCGCGGCTTGTTGAGCTGCTCGCTGGTGTGCACCAGGTAGGCAGCGGCCTGCATGGCTTCGGAGCCGCCAATGTGTTTGAGGATGGCAGCCACGGCATCGGCATGCTGCAGCGCGTTCTCGCCCGTGTCCAGCGTCTCTTCTGCAATCAGCGGAACAGAGAAGGCCCGGGCCCGCGCCAGAACGTTGTCTTGCATCGGCAGGGCGTTGGCAGTGGCCGCCACCAATGGCGAGACGGGTTCTGGGGGGAGATGTTCCGCGCCGGGCGCGGGCTGAGCGACTGCTGTAAGACTTTTCATGTTGTCACCACCATCACGCCCTGACAGGGACGTGCGCTACGCACCGCATAAAAAAGCCAGCACTGCAGCCGTTTGATCAAAAGATACCAAGGTGGGAGCATGGCCGACACCGGCAAACTCCACCACCCGTGCCCGGGGGCCACGTTGCGCCATAGATTGGGCCGTTTGGGCAGAAAGCAAGTCGGAATCTGCGCCACGCAGCACCAGGGTGACGGCATCGATCTGCTCGTACAAACGCCACAGCAGCTGCTCGCCGGCGGCAGCCATCTCCGGCGTCATCGCCTGCATGGGCTGTGCAATGGCCGGGTCGTAATGCAGCCGTACCGCGCCTGCGCCTTCGGGCCGAAGCATCGGGCGCGACAACGCCAGCCACTCCTCATCGCTGTGCGGGCCAAAACCTTTGGACAGCTGGCCCATGGCCGCCACGGCTTCCTGCTCGGAGGCATACAGCATATGCTGCCCCACATAGCTGCCAATGCGCGCCAGTGCCGAGGGCTCGATGGTCGGCCCGACATCATTCAGTACCAAGCGGCGGATGGGTGCAGGCATCAGCGGCCGGATGCTCGGCTCGCCCGCCAGGCCGATGCCGATGAGCCCACCCATGCTGGTGCCGACCCAATCGAGCTTGCCAATGGGTGCCGCGCGGTGCACCTGCTGCAGCATCGCCAGCATGTCGGCCACATACAAGGGCACCTGGTAGCCGGCAGGGTCCTCCAGCCAATCGCTGTAACCCCGACCCACGACATCCGGGCAGATCACCCGCGCCTGCAGCGCCAGCTGCCGCGCCAGCACATCAAAATCACGCCCTTGCCGGGTCAGGCCATGGGCGCAGATGATCACATGCGGGTGGTTCAGATCCCCGGTGTCGTTCCACTCCCAATAGGCCATGCGGTGCGTGGCACTCTGGCGACCCGTGTCCGTATTCCCCGCCACCGCACAGGTGACATACTGCAAGCGTGGATCTTGGTACAT